ATACATTTACCACTAGCTGTAGAAGCAGCAGCAATGTTATTAGATTTGTACATATCAAAACCACGCAACTTTCCACTTGACACTAAGCCATTTCTAAGAGAACCTTGACCTGCGTTGTAGTCAACTGACATTAGTTTAGAACTTGACTGAGACAATTGCTCATACCAAGAAGGAGGAGCAACAAACCATCTTCCTTCTTCAGGAATGTTTTGCTCGTCCAACAATCTAGCCATAAATGCCATTACATCAAGAGGATCAGCACCAGTACCATCAGAACCAGTAAGGTCGATAGAATTAGAACCGCCTTGATGTTGCCCCATTGTTTGAGTAGCGGCAGCAGCATCAGCACCTAACACATGGTCAGGACCTGAAGTTGATACACCTGCAAACAATTCGGCAATAACACCTTCGTCAAAAGCATCTTTAAGAGCGTAAGCAGCAGAAGAGGATGCAACCTCTTTCCAGTTTACGTGAGACATAGATTTCTCAATGTCATCTACTTTGAATTTGAAAGCGTTTGCTACATCAACAGTAAGGGTTTCTTCCATGTCTGTCAACTTAGTTTGCGTTACGTCAGCACCTCTTTCATACTGATAAACAGTAATCGTAGGTTCTTTAACGATTCGTACTGTGTCACCAAATGCAGAAATATCACCTGAATAATCAGTATTTGTGATTGCTTCTGCGACTGAGGCTTTTCTAAAAAAGTTAAGTACCTTCTTGGAATAAACCTTAGGCATGAAGAATGCATTAGTTTGTCCAGTTACGGAGTTCGCAAAGTTGCCATTAGTATCAGTCGATTGCTCGAATAAAGCATCAGATTGATTATAAGCCATTTTAAGTCACCTTTAAATGTTAATTATTGCGTTAATATTAATCGCCACGTACTCTACCTTCGTCTAAAGCTTTATCTATCTCGGCTTCGAGACGATCAAACTCATCCATAGGTAGTGCGGCAATCTCCTCTTGAGTCCATATTTTAGGCTCGTTAGTGTCTACTGTTGTCGTTTTAGTAGAAACCATATCTGCAGCCATTGAGTTTGAACTCGAAGACTTTCTTTGATTTTGTTTCTTTTCCTGAGAAGTAATTATCCCTGTGTCTTGTTTAAATAAATCAATTGCTCGACCTGCTAAACTAACATTGTGAGGATTATTATAAACCCAAGCTTGAATATCTTCTGGTTGAGATTCTGCCCACTTATGAAATTCTTCACTATCTCGAATATCTGCAAAGTCAGGATGTTTTTCAAACAATTCTATCTCTGCTTCTTTTCTTAAAGTTGCTGATTCTCTTTCTTGTAAAGCTTGAATTTTAGCATTCAGTTGTTCTACTTTTGCTTCGCTTTGCAAGTGTGATACAGTTTCAACTACGTCATAAACATCAGGATATTGTTTCTTAAACTGTTCAAGTTCTTCAACAGTTTTAGGAGTTTGATACTTAGGCTGTGAAGCAGTTGCTTCATTTATAAGTTCTTGCTCTCTTGTTCTGAACTCGGTAAGTTTACTATCGTAATGTTTTTTCAAGTCATCGTACCTTTTTTTATAGTTAGGCTTTGCGTAAGGCTTAACTTTTTCTACTGGCTGTTCTATTGTTTCTTCACTTTCAGTAACTTCTTGAGTTTTTCTTTCAGGTGGAACAAATAAACTATCAGCAGAAATTCCTTCTTTAGGCATAACTTCTTCCGTATGCCACGATTTCTTTGCGTTATACGGATTAGGTGCGGGTTTATTTTTTGCTTCTTCAGTAGAAGCTACATTTTCATTGTCAGTCATTTTACTCTCCTTCCTTTGGGCTTGTTCTATTTCAAGGTAGCTTATTCCAAGAACGTCTTCTAAATAAGGGCTTGCTTGAGCAAGGTAGCATCAAAAGGTATTTACTTTTTTAAAATTACGTAGAGGGCTGTTTGACTAGAACAGGTGGCTCTACAATGATTAGCTGTTGATTATGCCATAACGAGGATTTTGAAGCATCATAGCTTTTTGCATTTCTTTATCTTGCATAGCTAAAGGTATTTGCGTACCTTCAACTTTTGCTTTTGAAGAAGCAGCAGCTATTTCAACATCTTCTTTTTCATCCTCTTTTTTTTCGGTTGTTTCGACATAACCACCAGATTGTGCTTGTTTTCTATCTGCATTAACTTCAGCTTCTTTCATCATTGACATTAAATTGTCAGATCCGATTTCATCTGTAGCTTTCGCATTGAAAACAAACTCTCCGTCCGATAGCCTTGCAGGTATCGAATCAGAAACTTCGGATCCTGGCCCTTCTACTGGACCAGAACCTGTAAATTCAGAGGCAGTAGTCATAACACTATCAAATATCGTGCTTAGTCTAGGATCTTTTTCTAGTGCCTCTAATAAATATTGTTCGTCTTTTGGAGATAAAGCCATTGAAATTACATAATCTAAATAATCATCTTCCATTTCTTCGTCACTAACTTGACTAGCTTCTATCTCTTCATCAGTTGGTTCTTTTTCTTTTGCCATCTGTTCGTATTCTTCATGCGTTTTTCCAGGATGTACAGTTCCATCAGGCATTGTATGAGTTTCACCTTCTGCCATCATTTGTTCCATTTGATTGTCTATGCTTCCTCCTTCAGCATAAACTGTTCTTATTTCTCCTCCTGAAGCGTTAGGATCTCTTACTCCATATCCTTGACTTAATCTTTTTTCAACAACTTCATCAGAAATAACAAATTCTGTTTCTTCACCAAATCTTTCTACTGCTTGTTTATTTCTCATTTCAACAGCATTTTTTACATAAGAATTAATTTTTTCTTGATCTGTTCCAAATTCTTGAACAGCTACTTCAGCAATCTGTCTTACAAAATGATCTCCTTTACCGCTATCGTTAAATAAAAGTTTAGTAATCATACTTCCTTTCCAAGCTTCAGGATGCTCTTCAAGTTCGTTAAGATCTTTATTTATCCACGCATCTCTACGTAACTCTTCTGTAGGTCTATCATAATCAATAGCAGTAGTTTCTTCTTGTTCTACTGCTTGTTCTACTTCTTGTTCGTTTGCCATTTTATTCCTCTTCTTTACGATTTACTGCTTCATCTATTTGTTCCTTCAAGCGGAGTAATGTTTCCAGAGAATTGATCCTCCCCTGGCAACGGAACATCTCCAGTTCCGATGTTACCACCACCAGTGCCTGTAGTTCCAAGTTCTTGCGGTTGTTCAGGTGTTCCTGTAGCGCCTCCCATAGCTGTCTGTTGTTGACTAGTGGCTTCAGGCGATTCGCCAGTTTCTTGTTGAGCATTTTGCATTCCTATTATTTGTGCCATTATAGCAGCTTCCTCTGGATCATTAAGTATTTCTTCAGGATCAAGATCCAAACTATAGGCAAGTTCACTAATTAATTTAGACATCTTAACAAACGGAGCAACAGCAGGATTTTGAACAGTTTGTAAGAACATAGTTAATCTTTGACTTCTTACTTCTTTCTGCATCAAGCTATTTGTACCCATTGCATTAATTTCTAAATCTCCCTCAATTCCTAGCTTTCTTTCCATAAACTGCATATTCCATTGAAAATATGCGTCACCTAAAGGTTTTAGCAAGAAATCATCTAAGTTCTTTACAACAGTTTTAATGTTTAAGCTTGCAGCACCTAACAGCATTGACATGCCAGAAGCTGTCCTTGTCATACTTTGAACACCTGTTTGTCCGTGTGAGTATGATGGTATTCCTGTTTGTTCATCTGCAAGTTGTCTAAACTTGTCAAACATCATCATGTTTTCATTTGCGGTGCTTGGGAACTTCATTCCGTGTACTGCTTGGCCTGGCATCCCTGCTTGTCTTCTAAATATTTTTCCAGGATATATTTCCATAGACTGACCGCCTACTAAAGCAGATTCATCTACATCAAATACTAAAGATCCTGCAAGTGCTAAATTATCTATAGCCATTCTTGCATGACCATTCATAATTTGTTGAGCATCGTCCATGTTTTCAGCAACTCCAATACCAAAGAAATTATATGGGTTTCTTTCGTATGGAAAAGAATGATAAGGTATTCTGTGTGGAGTAAAAGGATTTATAACAATACGAAGAAGTTTTCCATTACATATCCAAGCATTAATTTGTACTTCATCTAAATCGTCTATGGTATCTGGAACATCTACACCTGCTTCTCTGAGATATTCAGCATCCATAATACCCCAATATTCTAGAACTTCATACTTTTCTGATCCGTATTGTTTGTCTTCTACATCGTCTTTTAATTGTGTATCGTAATATTCATCTTTATAGTTTGCGCCCATCATTAAACATTCACGTATTGCATCTTTATCAAAGTAAGGCATTTTGCGCAAAGTACGTAATTGACTTTTGTTTAACTTGTGTCTATGGAAAACAAACTCACACTCTTCCATGTTAGTTGCAGAAGGATCTGGAAAGAAATCCCAAACACTAACAAATTCTATTCTAGGTACTCTTACATCAACAGGAGCATAACTTCTTTTTCCATTTTCATCTTCATCCCATCTTGTTAATGTTTTATTAAAATTAAAAGGACCTTTAACAATTCCTGTTCCTAAAAGCGCTGATTCAAGAAGAGCATTTCTTATTTCAGAAGATCCACTTGATTCTTCTATTTGATCGTGAATAAGCTTTTCCATTCTTCTTGCAGCTTTTTGCGCAGGTTTAATTTCAGGTATTTCAGGAATAGGAGAAGGACCTACTGCTAACTTTTCTTTTGCTTCTTCTTCAATAAATTTACGATCACTAAAAGTAGCACCTGCTTTTAAAACTTTTCCATCTCCTTCAAAACCTACAGAAAAAGGATTTTCAGTTTCTTCTTCTTCTACTTCAGGCGCACTTGTTTCAATACTAGGTGTAGGGTTTTGAGCATCTAAATGTAAAAACTCTGAAACTCCTTCAGGAACTTTAGTTTCAGTAACACCAATAGGAAACTTACCTGTTCCAAAAACAACATCAATTAGCTGTCCGAAAGCAGCAAGTACTTTAGTCTTAGTTATTTTTACAAATACTTTTGATTTCTCAGATTCTCTAAATTTAACTTTTTTATCGTATAGTCCTCTATAATTTCTATATGAGGTTAACCATCGACTTTCATTAGGTATTCTTGCTTTTTTAGCATCGTCAAAACGACTTAATATAATACCTGTTAAATTTAATTTTTGATTGTCTTCTAAAACCAAAGACTTACCTTGTTCTCCTTCTACATCTTCAAAGTAGGGAGAGTCAGCGTTTATTAAATTAATTTTTTCTTTTTCTGCCATATGTTAATATCCAAAATCAGGATCTACTGGTTCATAGATTGATTGTCTTTTTAATTCTCTTATTCTTTGTAAAGGATCGTTTATTCTAGGTCTACTCATAATAAGGTATCGCAACGCATCATAAGCATGATCTGAAGCGTGAGTATCTACATCCTCAGGATTTGTTTTAGATAAAGGAATACTTTGAAGTTCTCGAATCAAGTTAGGACAAGTATTAAAAATTTGTAATTTAGGGCGACTCCCACTATTCCGAACTCGTAAGTATTCGTGGATTTGAATTTTACCTTGTATTCTATTTTTATCTGCTCGTCTAAGTTTGTGGCCTAACTGCTGAAGTGTTTCACCGACAGTAGGTCCAGTTGTTCCTGTTCTTGCCCAAGCAGCAGTATCGAGGACTCCTTGTACTGAAAAAGGATCTTCGATTTCCATTTCTGTTATTATACGACCTAAATCAAGTCCTGTCAAGTTTTTTCTGTAAAGTTCTCTGTAAATTATTAAAGTTCCATCACTTCTATCTACTGCTCCCCACAAACAACAACTCTCTGAAGAGTACCCATAGTCAATACCTTTTACCCTTTCCCATACTACAGGAAGAGTAAAGGGTTCTATAACATGCATGTTAGGATCAAACTCAACAAAAGCAGCGCCTTCAGCTACATCCCAATTACCTTCGAGCAATTGCTTTCTTTGGATTGGAGGCAAAGCTTTTAACATTTCTTCGTATCTTCCGTCTTTAGCTAGATAAGGATTGTCGTCTAGCTTTGCAGGAATAAACTTTCTTGTTAAGCCATCTGCACCTCTAAAAGATGTGTTGTGTTCTGAAGGTTCTATGTATCTTTTCTTTACCCAATGCGCACCTACACCTCCAGGGTTTGCTGTGCATCTAAGATAAGTTTTAATGCTTGGATCAGTTGTACGCAATCGGGAGGCTAAATAATTCCAACCAAACTCTGTAGGTAAATGTGTTATTTCGTCAAAACCTATCCAACTATATGCTTGTCCTTGATAACGATAAACATCTGCATCACGTTCTAAAAATCCAAACTCTACTTTTGCTCCACTAGGAAAGTTCCAAAGTTTTTCAACTTCTCTAAACTTACAACCTGGAAAAGCTAAAGGATAAAGTTCTCTTGATTTATCTATTAGTTCTCGTAATTCAGGCATAGATCTTCTAAGTATCAATGCTCTGTGCGCAGATTTATGTGCATACCTTAAAGGATCTACTAACATAGCATAGGACTTACCGCCACCTGCAGCACCTCCGTAAAGAACGTCTCTTTCAGGTGCAGCTAAGAAATCTGTCTGCGGTCCTTCGTTTGCATGAAAAACTACATTTTCTTGAGGCTGTTCTTCTATTTGTTTTTTAACTGAAGGAATTAGTTCTTCTACGTCAGTATCTAAAACAATTTTATTATCGTCTACATTATCTAATTTATTTAAAACTTTCTTTTGTTTTTTTAATGTAGTAGTCTGAGAAGCAATTTGATTTTTTAATTGCGCAATCTTTTTTTCTTTTTTCTTAACTGCTCGTCTAGCAGCTATCTTTGCTTTTTGTTCAGAACTATAATTATAATTGCTTTTAGATCCTTTAGGTCTACCTGCTTTCTTTTTAGTTTTCTTCTTTAAGTCTTTCTTCTCTTGTGCCATATTTTCTATCTATAATTTTTTTAAGGCCCGCAGGACTTATTCTTCTTCCTGTATGGTTTTCTAACCAATAGCATCCGTCTCTTAAAGATAACTCTTCGCCAACAATCATTTCTTCTACAGCTTGTAAAGCTTCTAGTTCTTTTTGAATTGGCTTCATATAATTACTATCATTTTCAGATAATTCATATCCGAAAGGAATTGTAGAACTGGTTCTTCTTTTTAAAGGTACAAGTAAACTATCCATTAGTGTTTCTTTGGTTTCTTTTTCTTAGTTATAGGTTGAACTTTTTCTTCTGCAAAATCTACTATAGTATCTGGTTCTCCTTGTAGTTTATCTAAATCTACAATTCTACCTGAGGAATCAAATTTATATTCTATGTAATCACTATGTACTGTGCTTCTAATCCACAATACAGGACACACTTTTAACCATTCATAAAAAATGTCAGGCATTCTGTTTTCATCTTGAAACTGTTCTTCAAAAGTTTCGCTTCTAGCCATTGGCTTCTCCTAAGTTATATATTTAACATTATATAGTTTGCGCCTCATTCTTGAAATTCTTTTCTTTGTTAGGTTTCCTAAATGCTCTACAATTTCTTTTTCTTTTTTAGGAAGACCTTCAGTATAGGGTAATAATTTATCTAAACAATATCCATATGTTTCTAAAACTGAAATATCTTTTTTGTTTAACATATTTGTATAATTATAAATACAAGCGTTTTCTCCTAACACACCATAAGTAAGTGCATCTGAAGCATTGATAGTTTGTGCTTTAAATAAAGGATCATCTCTATGATTCATATATCTAGGCATAAAGAGTTTCTTTATTTTTGGTAATATACCTTGATCTTTAGCAGGCCACTTTTTCCATCTAAAAGGATTAATTATAAACAAAGAAAGATCTATTACACCTTTAGTTATTGGTTGTTTTATTATATTGTAATGTTTTGCTATTGATGGATGGTCTGTATATACTCCTTGTCTACTAACACACATATCATAGTTCATTAGTTTTTTTCTACTAGGTAAGTCGCCTTCTTTGATATTTAATACTGTTCCGCTTGTAACTACTAAAGTAATATCATTTATATTGTGTAATGCTGTAGCTATTCTACTTGTTCCACATGAAACTACTTTATATTGAAACTGTGGCATATTCATTTCAATAGAGTTAGTTGTTAAAGCTGTTAAGTTATTAACCTCGAGTATTAAGATTTTTGGGTTTCTTTGGCTTGACATGCTCTATATCTTTAAAATAATTAAAAAAGTTATCTATTCTTTCTTTTGGATTATGCACTAAATAAGAAACAAGACCTGAGTATTCTGATGATAACATGCGCTTTAAATCTAAAGAATAAGCTTCGTTTTTTACATCTCCTTTCCACAAAGCAGTATATATTGGAGTATAAGTTCTTGGACCTGCTTTAGGTCTATCAAATACTTTTACTTTACTTCCTTGTGCTAAACCTATTAATCCCATTTCAGAATTACTACAACACCCTACTACCTCTGCTCTTTTCAACAAACTGTGTCCAGATAGTTTCTTATCTATTATACGATCTTTATATTTTCTTTTTAGATCAGCAAATACATAAGCAGAAGTAAGGGGATGACATTTAAGATATGCACCTTTATCTATTTCTTTCTCTATTCTTTTCCAATCTACAATGTCTCCTATTATGTTTGTTCCTGGCAAAAAGATAACATAGTTAAATGTTTTCTTAGTTCTACGTAAACGATACTTATCTAAACTTTTTATTGCTAGTTCTTTAAAAAGCATATCGCCTTCTTCAGTAACAACTTCTTTCATTGATTCAATCATTATTCTACTAGCATGTTGAAAAGATGCAGGCTTAATATAAATAAACTTAGACATAGCGTCTGTATATACATAGCCATGTATTTTAGGATCTTTAGGAAAATCATACCAAACATCGTACTCAAGATTAGTTCCTTCATTACCTTGAGCAGGTAACATGTGGTGTATCTTATTTAATTTTTGATTTTCATCATTTCTAAGAACACTTCCAGATTTAAAGAAATGCGCAGTCTTATTATTTAATACATCGTTTAATGCTAATCTTTCAACTGCCATTTTCTAATTTCTCAAGTCTATCTTCAAGTTCTTCTAAGCGTTCGTCTACATCTCTAAAATGATCTACAATAATATTTAAAGTTTCTTCAGTTCGTCTGCCTATTAATTTAATTTCGTTTTCTATTTTTTCTCGTTCCATGATACCTTTATTCCTCTTCTTTGTAGTTCCTTTAAAACTTTATGTTTCTTTTTAGGTACTGCGTTACTTGAATTTAAGTAATCAAACAAGTCTTTTTTAGAAACTGCTTTCATATAATGATGAATAACTTTAGTTACGCTTGTTCTTCTATTATAACTTTTTTCAGTAGGTTTAAACTTTGTTGGCATTTTTATACTGCTTCTTTAACCATTCTTTATTTCTTTTTACATACTCTTCTTGATTATTATATGGCTTTTGTCCATGATGCCAACGCTCATAACAATTTTCATCGTACATATATCTACAATAACTTTCAAAAGAATTATGCCAATACTCATCAACCTTCATCTATTTCACCATTTATTATAGTAATCTGTTCTTCAACTTTAGCAGGTAATATAAAAACACCTCCACCTACATTATGATTTACATCTAATCTTTCTTTTTTTACTACACCTACTCTATCTAATATGCTTTGTGCAGCTTGTAATTTATTTGCTACTTGTGGTATAGGCCTGTCAGTCTTCATAATGTCAACTAATTTAAATGCAGCTTCAGGAGCGCTGTGCGCTAAAACGTCCGTTGCGAGATCTACGATCTCATTCTTTAACGATTTGACAACTTGGTAATGGTTTCCAGAGTAACCTGCTAGTTCTGCAGCTTTCTTAGGATCTCCCCCTGTGTCAATCAAACAGTCAAGGAACTTTTGTTGTTTTTCAGTAAGTTGTTTGTTTCTTTCTTTTGGTTGTAAATAAGTATTTGTCATAGTCCCTAATTATAGGACTGGTTTACAAAGTTGTCAAGTTCTTTTGTAAAAAAAAGTTCTTGACAAAAGGGCTGTTGAACCTTATAATATATGTAACACCCCCAGGGTTACATTACCTAGTAGCCCGATCTCACTTTAAAAGTTTTATAGCGCCAATCTGGTAAACATCCAAAACCTTTTCAAAATGTTCGACCACATACTATATAGTAGGGAGGGACGGAGTCCACCTGCCCCGCCCATTATTTATATAAAAACTTTTTATCTTCTCATACTTCAGCAGCTTAATCAATATTTTTTTTAATAAATTTTTTAAGTTTTCCAAATTTGGCCAGGATTTCAATAACTTATAAAAAAATCACCTTATAAAAATTTTTAAAATTTAATAAATTTGATATTTTTTTCCGCTAACTTCCAAATTTTCCAAATTGAAAAACTGATTAACAATTTATATTCAGTTTTTATTAACTTTTTAAAATATATTTTTTTCTAATATCTATTATTAAGAATCAAATAGTTATCTAATAATTATTCTACTTTTAAAAGTATGATAATTTTTTATTTACTTACCAACTTGAAATCTATTGCAATCATCATCAACTATCTTTAGAATGTTTATTGTGATCTTTAACAATTTGATTTAACAGCTAACGACCATTTTCAAAATGGCGGTTAATTGGTTGTTTATTTGTAGATTATTTTTACTCAATAAAAGGTATATAAAAATGAGTACAAAAAAACTTACAACAAAACAATTTGATAAATTAACCAAAGCGGAAAAAACCAAGTTCATTGGAAAAGTTAGACCAATATTAAAAGGGATAGCGGATTCAGAATTTGAGATTAATAAACATGAAACGAAGATCAATGGTACGGAAGGATTAATTAATCATCTGTGGCAGGCAATCCGAGTTAATGTGAGAATCACTTCACTTGCTCAAGCAATAGCAGTACATGAATTATGTTC